TACTCTTCAAGAAATACAAGAAAAAATGCAAGAGTTAACAGAGGAAGAAATGAACGTGTTTCTTCAAGCAAAGTATGACGAAATCGCTGATGACTCTGCAATTTCTAATATCATACAATTTAAACCGAAAGGCACAGTGCACTAATGGCATTTTTAATTCATCCATTACCACCTGAAAATGTATTTGTTCGTAAAGAATATCTCTACGATCTCGAACATGGTCATGGAGAATTGACGCCCGGAATTTGGATATCAGTGAAATCAACACAATATAAGGCGCTTTACTTTGAAACACTTCTTACAGAATATGGAGCTCTATATGACAAGCTTCCTTTGTCAGCGTTCGTTTGGAAAACAGATCATGGTGATCTTCCTCTTGATGTTCTGCAGCTTTGGGATTGCTTTGATTACGACCTAACTGTTACCGAAAAACCGATACTAAGTCGGTGTGAGTTTTTCGGCAAAGACAAGCAAATGCACGCGGGGGAGTATATGTTTACGATAGACAATGCTCACCGAGATAAATCTACAATAGACATAAATTTTTCGGAACACGATCCAGAACATAAAAGCTTTAATATTATACAATTGGATAATGGACAATTTGCGGCACAACCTAATAATAGAGTAATATTCCGAGATTCAAGTCTTACACCATCAGATCTAAAACGACCTGATTTTAAGGTATGTACTCAAAACTATCGAGTAGAGACAGAACCGAAATGGTCAGTTGGACATACTGATGAATGGCAGTACAAAACCCTAGACGAGGAATAAGTATACTGCCTCCCGGAAAACTTTATAGTTTATTATATACTATCCGGCAGAAAAGTACACTGTTATTTTTTAGTCTTAAAACAAAAATATACTATGTACAAATGCAACTGATTAGTATATAATTACTACATAATGAAAGGAAGCGACATGGCACGAACAAAACGCGCAAGCATACATTACGTAAATAATGCCGAGTTCTCACAAGCCGTTGTTGACTATGTAACAACCGTACGAGAAGCCAAGAAAAAAGAAGCAGAACTCCCCATCGTACCAGACTATATTGCCAGCTGTTTTTTACGAATTGCTGAGGGTTTGTCTCACAAATCCAATTTTATTCGCTATACATATCGCGAAGAAATGGTCATGGATGCAGTTGAAAATTGTTTGAAGGCTATCGAAAACTATAACCTCGAAGCTGCTACAAGAACTGGCAAGCCAAATGCTTTTGCTTATTTTACGCAAATTACTTGGTATGCATTTCTTCGGCGTATTGCAAAAGAGAAAAAGCAACAAGAAATAAAATTTAAGTATCTTACAAAATCAGGTATTGAGAACTTTGTCGACAACGATCTTGGTGATGACATGTCACAGCAGGTTGTTGGTGCATTCGTAGATACATTACGTGATCGTATTGAAAAAGTACGTAATGTAGATACAGAAGTCAAAGAGTTTGCGAAAGAAGAAAAGAAACGCAAACGTACAGTAAAAACAGACTCAGACTTATCGGAGTTTCTTCAGTGAAGGTAGCAGTATTAAATGACACACATTGCGGTATACGTAACTCTTCCGAGATCTTTCTCGACAATTCAGCCAAATTTTACTCAGAAGTCTTTTTTCCTTACTGTCAAAAAAACGGGATTGAGCAAGTCTTACACCTCGGGGATTATTACGACCACCGGAAGTTTGTAAACTTTAAAGCACTCAATCACAATCGTAAGTATTTCTTGGATCCTCTTCGTAAATACGGTATGAAGATGGATATTATTCCAGGAAACCACGATACTTACTATAAGAATACAAACGATCTGAACTCGTTAAAAGAATGTCTCGGCCATTACATGAATGAAATCCATATTGTTATGGAACCATCTGTAATGGAATATGGTTCTCTTCGAATTGCGCTTCTCCCTTGGATTAATTCTGAGAACTATGAGTCGTCAATGAAGTTCATTCAAGAGTGTAAAGCTGACTGGCTCGGCGCGCACCTTGAATTGAACGGATTTGAAATGATGAGAGGAATTAAGAACACACATGGTATGGCACCTGATATCTTCAAACGTTTTGAATTGGTATTGACTGGTCATTTCCATTGTTCTTCTCGTAGAGATAATATTTGGTATCTTGGCAGTCAAATGGAGTTCTTCTGGTCAGACGCACATGATCCTAAGTATTTTCATGTAATTGACACTCAAACACGTGAGATAGAAAAAATAAGAAATCCTCACACTTTATTTGAAAAAATTGTGTACAATGACGAGAAAATAGATTATAATAACTATAATGTAGAAAATTTAGATGGCAAACTAGTCAAGGTTGTTGTTGTAAATAAATCTGATCTGTTTACGTTTGATAGATTCATTGATCGTATTCAGTCACAAAATATTGTAGAATTAAAAATTGCTGAGAACTTCCAAGAGTTTCTCGGTGAAAACATTGAAGATGATAAGATTAATTTTGACGATACTCAAGAGATTGTAGATTCTTATATTGATGCAGTCGATACAGATCTTGACAAAGACAAAATTAAAATTCAAGTACGTGAACTCATGACGGAAGCACAGGCTCTGGATTTTGCATGATTAAATTTCAAACTCTTCGATACAAGAATTTCTTGTCATCGGGAAATAACTTTACTGAGATTCCCTTGAATAAAGATAAGACTACACTTGTTGTAGGTCAGAATGGTGCGGGTAAATCCACCATGCTTGATGCTCTTTCATTTGGTCTTTTCGGTAAAGCACATCGTAATATTAACAAAGCACAACTTGTAAATTCAATTAACAATAAAGGTTGCTTAGTTGAAGTTGAATTCAATATTGGTGGTCATCAATATAAAATATGTCGTGGTATCAAGCCAAATGTATTTGAGATCTGGAAGAACGGTGATATGATTAATCAATCATCACATTCAAAAGAATATCAAAAGATACTTGAACAGAATATATTGAAGTTAAACCATAAATCTTTCCACCAGGTAGTTGTATTAGGTAGCTCCTCATTTATTCCTTTTATGCAATTACCTGGTGGGATCCGCCGAGAAGTGATTGAAGATCTTCTTGACATTAACGTATTTTCAAAGATGAACATAATTCTGAAAGAACGAAATGCACAGTTAAAAGATAATCTCAAACAGATAGACTATAACATAGATATCGTGAAAACTAAAATTGAATCTCAAAAGAAGTATATTCGCGATATCGCAGCACTAACTGAAGAGAATCGAAAGGACTATGAATCTAGGATACAAGCATCGCAGAGTGTCATCGATGAATTACAGACTGAGAATAGTGAGCTTAGTCTCGGACTCGATGAATCTGTATCAGAAGCCGAACAAAGGTTGGGACTGTTACAGGATAGGAAACAGAGTTTACTCCTCAGAGGTCAAGATAGGCAATCGACTATCCGCGACCTCGAGAAGCGGATCACCTTTTTCGAAGAGAATGAATCGTGTCCCGTGTGCGACCAAACCATTTCAGACGGCCATAAACATGAGATTTTACTATCGACACAAACAGATAGGGATCGGTGGAAGGCAGAGATTAAAGAAATCGGAACTGAAGGCCAAGGAGTGGAATCGGAGATTAGTGAACAAACTAGCCTACTTTCAACGCTTCGAGATCGGGTACATAAACTCACTGCCAACTCGAAAGAGATTTCGAAACTGCAAGCAACCATATCTGATTACCGGTCGCATATAGAAAAAGAGATCGGCGCGGACCTTACTGAAGCTCGCGCTGATCTAGCTAAATTTGAAGATAACAGAAGTGATCAACTTGAAAGTAAGATGAGAATTTCTGAAGAGTTTAATTACAATGTTGTTATTGTAGAAATGTTGAAAGACACTGGAATCAAGACAAAGATTATCAAACAGTATCTTCCTGTTATGAATAAACTTGTCAATCAGTATTTACAAGTACTGGATTTCTTTGTGCACTTTCATCTTGATGAATCTTTTCAAGAAGTCATTCGTTCAAGACATAGAGATGAATTTACCTATGACTCATTTAGTGAAGGTGAGAAACAAAGAATTGATTTGGCTCTTCTGTTTACTTGGCGACAAATAGCAAAGATGAAGAACTCTGTGTCAACTAATCTTCTTTTACTTGACGAGACATTTGATTCAAGTCTTGATCACGATGGTGTAGAAAATCTACTAAAAATTCTGTACACTCTTGGTGAAGATACAAACGTATTCGTTATCTCGCATAAAGGCGAGATACTCGATGGTAAGTTCAATCACAAGATAGAGTTTGTGAAAGAAAAGAACTTTAGTAAGATGAAAAACAGTGTACAAGCCAATGAACTTGTGTTATAATATACATATCTTTTGGAGAATATAATATGGAACTCAATGAAAATACTTTGAATGTTCTGAAAAACTTTTCAGGCATTAACCCAAATGTTTTGATCAAACAAGGTAATACTATTAAGACAATTTCAGAGGCGCGCAACGTCGTGGCTACTGCGGTTGTAGAACAAGAATTTCCACAAGACTTTGGTATCTATGACCTCTCCGAGTTCATTGGTGTACTTAGTCTTGTAGATGTTCCTCGGCTTAAGTTTGCCGAAGAGTATGTAACGGTCGGTGATTCTACCGGTCGTTCAAAAGTCAAGTACTTCTTCTCACCAGAAGAAACCTTGACAACTCCTCAGAAAGACATCATCATGCCTGAAAGCGAGGTGAAGTTTACACTGACTAATGATACACTGAATAAGATTAAGAGAGCAGCATCCGCTCTTGGTCATGATGAAGTGTCAATCACTGGCAAAGACGGTGTAATTAGTCTTTCTGTTGTAGATAGCCAGAACTCAACATCAAATGCTTTTTCGATCGATATTGATGGTGAGTATCCTGAAGGAGTAGAGTTTAATTTTGTATTGAATATCTCAAATCTCAAAATCATCACTGGTGATTATGACGTACATATCTCAAGCAAGAGAATCTCTACCTTTAAACACAAAGAACTAAATGTTCAATATTGGATTGCACTTGAAAAAACATCTTCGTACGGAGTTTAAAAGATGAATGATAAAGAACCAGATCAGTATGATCACTTGTTGACCCTGTCAAACCAGGTGTCACGCTCTACAGTCGCAGTTATCGATGCCATGTCTCAACGTGGCGCGGTGAAAGGTGAAGAGATGTCAACTCTTGGTAAATTGCGTGATGACGCAGTACAAGTTATCCAAGTTGTTGAAAACATCCAACAAGAAAAGGCAATGGAAGAAGAATAAACTGTTTACACCGTTTGTGAACTTTGATATAATATATTATGAGGTGTAAATATGTCTAATGATTTCTTATGGGTAGAAAAGTATCGCCCAAAAACTGTTGCCGAGACTATCTTACCAGATACTCTCAAACAAACATTCCAAAAGATCGTGGATACCGGTGAATTGCCTAACATGCTTTTCACCGGTACTGCCGGTCTTGGTAAAACTACGGTCGCAAAAGCTATGTGTAATGAACTAGCTCTCGACTATATTATTATTAATGGTTCCGAAGAAGGTAATATCGATACCCTTCGAACTAAGATAAAACAATTTGCTTCTACAGTTTCACTTCAAGGTGGATACAAAGTCGTAATCCTTGACGAAGCAGATTATTTGAATCCACAATCGACACAACCTGCACTTCGTGGTTTTATCGAAGAGTTTGCAAACAACTGTCGATTTATTCTTACATGTAATTTTAAGAATCGTATTATCGAACCACTTCATTCTCGTTGTGGTGTATACGAATTCAATACGTCTAAAAAAGATATGGCCGATTTAATGGGCCATTTCATGCAACGTGTAACTGCAATACTTGAAGCTGAAAGCGTACAGTTTGAAAAGAAAGCAGTTGCTGATCTGATTGTTAAATACGCACCTGATTGGAGGAGAGTACTTAATGAACTACAACGCTATTCTGTTCTGGGGAATATTGACAGCAGCATTTGTTCTTCTAGTGGTGGAGCCTTTGATGATCTCTTTCTTTTTCTAAAGGAAAAAGATTTCAAAAAGAT